CGCGGTTATATACGCGGCTTCATTGGCACTTGGTCTTGGCGCACTTAGTCTGGCGTTTACGGCAGTTAGTGCCGTGGGACCATTAGTCGTAACCGCTGTGAAAGGGATGATAGGTGTATTCTCGGGAGTACTGTCAAGCATTTTATTATTGGGCAATCCAGTTGCTTTGTTTACCAATGGTCTGAAACTGTTAACCACGGCTGCGGGTGTATTAGTCAACGGGCTGAAAGCATTTGTTATTGGGCTGGGTGCGCTGATCAACCCAATTAACTTAGTAATAGCAGGTATAGTAGCCATAAGTACTATTTTGTACGCAAGCAACAAAGACTTCCGTAATTGGTTCAACAACGTAGCAGGCATTCTAGGGGATAGATTGTACACCTTTTTGGTGGGGGCATCAATCATGTTTGGGCGGTTTGCCAAAGAGGTGGGTAACGCGCTTGGACGCGTGGGGCAAGGTTTGGCTGACTTCTTTTCAACCAAAGTTCTACCAGTTCTTGGCGGCGTTGTGAGTGGTTTGGTTAAAATGTTTGATGCATTTTTTAGATGGATTTTTCATGGGTTTGACACTGTAGCTAAAAAAGTTATAGAATTGTACGAGGCATTGCCAGAAGGGATTCGAGCATTGTTGGGACAAGTTAATCGATTTATAGTTGATGTGTTTGAAAACTTGCCAGTGTTTAGACGCACTCAACAGTTAATAAACTCTATTAGCGGCTTTATCAGCGAGGCTATGCGAATTGGGGGGGATGCGCGGAGGCTGTGGGCAGCCCAGCGAGATACCGATTTAGGTTGGTCGATACCCAAACCTACACCACTAAAACAAATTACAATTCCGGAGCAGGAAGCAACAAGTTCCAGCACTGCCAAACCAGCCACAACTACGAAGCCCAGCCCGCAAACCGACGCAGCCAAAAAGGCTCAAGAAATAACCAAAATTCGTGACCAAATACTGCAACTACAAGACACTATACTGAACAAAACCAAAGAGTCTTACCAGGCTATCCAAACCGAGATAATCCAGTTACAAAATACAATTAAAGAAACCATTGCGCCTTTTAATGCGTTTAACACATCAACACAAAAATTCTTAAACACGGTTGGAAGTGAAGACTTCCGTTTTGCCACTAAAGCCCAGGAGATTACGGGCAAATATGAGGCGGTTTTCAAAAATTTTGAAACGGTTTCAGATTTGATTAAACAAGAAACAGAGAAAAGGCAATTTGAATTAGCCCCTCAACAACTACCAGAGTGGGAAAAACTATCTGAGGTTTTATCTAAGATTCCCACGGAGAAACTGCCTTCAAAACCCCTACCTGCAAAACCAAAAGACCAAGCAGAACAAAATTTTAATTCAATGTTTCAGATTTCAGGTAATGTAAGTAACGCTTTAACAGAAGTTGGTCAACTAAAAGAAGCACTTGAGCTGGTAAAAGGCATAATGCCAGAAGTCCAGAAAGACGTTGAAGACATGCTCAAGCCACAACAAGAGCAGCTGAGAACTGCTACGGCTAATCTGGCTGTTATCCAAAAAACCAACAACTTTTTAGCCCAGGGTGTTGCACCAGAGCAAGCCCGTATAAACGCCTTGGCTCAAATAGAAAAAGAGCAGAGGCAACAGTCACTTGACGCACTCAAGGCAATGGTCAACCCACTTGAAGAAGCGCTTAGGCTAGCCAACTTAACAGAGAATCAAAATGCGATCAACACTTTAACTGAAACTATAACAACATTGCAATTGTATATAAAGCAATGGGATACCGTTAACGGTAAAATCGACCAACACAACCAGAAAATTGTAGACGCGGAGAAACAGAACAAACAACTTACGGAACGGCGGGAGAGGAATCTTCAGATAGCCGAATCGATCGCCAGTTCGATTGGGGATGGTCTTACGGACGTGTTTGACTTGCTGCTGAGCAAAACTGACGACTGGGGTGCAGCACTCAGAGATATTGCTTCAAACGTGCTTAGACAGATAGCCAATAAACTATTCGAGATTATGGTAATTACTCCAATTGTCAAAGCAATGACAGCTGGGCTAGGCAACATGTTTGGGGTTAGCTTTGCTGACGGTGGTATTATGACTAGCCGTGGTCCAGTAGCACTTAAAACTTATGCGTCCGGCGGTATTGCTAACAGTCCCCAGCTGGCTTTATTTGGTGAGGGTAGAATGCCAGAAGCATATGTGCCACTACCAGACGGTAGACGTATCCCAGTGGCAATGGAAGGTGGTGGCAGTGGCGGCGGCAACTTCACGGTTAATGTCAATGTGGACGCATCCGGCAGTCAAGTGTCTGGCAGCCCATCCCAGGGTGAACAACTCGGACGTGCGATCGCCCAAGCAGTTCAATCAGAAATAGTTAAACAACAACGCCCAGGCGGGCTACTATATACGTAACGTTTAAACTGTAAGTTATGGCAACTTTTACTTGGGTGGCGGACTTTGGTGCAGTACGCAAGTCAGAGCCAAAAGTCCGTGCTATTAAGTTTGGGGATGGCTATGAGCAGCGGTTACGGTTTGGCTTAAACACTAATCTTAAAATTTGGACCGTGCAATTCCGTGCGCGGTCAGACCAAGAAGCCACAGCTATAGAATCGTTCCTAGACGCGCGCGAAGCCGTTGAAGCGTTCGACTGGTCTCCCCCAAGTGGGTCTCCCGCTAAGTGGATCTGTCGTAGTTGGACGAGGCAGTTAGACGCTTATAATCTAAACACTATTTCAGCGGAATTTGAACAGGTGGTCGTATGAACGCAGTAGTATCAAACTTGCAAAGTGCAGCACCATCCCAAATAATAGAGCTATTCGAGGTCTATTTAAGCGCAAACCTACACAACACTAACGAAGTGTTACGGTTTCACCCCGGGACTTCTGTATCAAGCCAGAACATTATTTGGGCTGGAGTTTCTTACTCAAAAATGCCCATAGAAGCCAGTGGGTTCGAGTACAACGGGCAGGGAAGTTTACCACGCCCAGTAATCCGAATTTCTAACTTGACTGGGTTAATTTCTGGGTATTTGGTTCTAATCAACTTGTTTAATCCCGGAAACGATTTAGCCGGTGCGAAGTTGGTGCGGCGGCGCACACTAGCTAGATTTTTAGATGGGGCCAATTTTGACAACAACACGAACCCGTTTGGCACACCTGACCCTACTGCGGAGTTCCCGCAGGAGGTTTACTACTTTGACCGCAAGTCGCTAGAGAACCGGGATTTAGTCGAATTTGAGTTAACTTCCCCGTTCGATTTAGCTGGGGTCAGATTGCCCAAGCGGCAAGTTTTAGCCAATGCTTGCCAGTGGCAATACCGAGACCCAGATACGTGCGGTTATAACGGTACTGGCTACTGGGATAAAGCAGATCAGCCAGTTGCGACATTGGCTCAGGATGTCTGCGGCAAGCGTGTAAGCAGCTGTAAACTACGGTTTGCAAATCAAGAATTACGGTTTGGTTCGTTTCCGGGCGTGGGGGGTTATCAATAATGTTGGACATAGAGCCGCTTAAACCGGAAATGTTGGAGCATGCGCGTAACGCAAGTCCAGCTGAAGCGTGTGGTTTAATCGCTATTGTCAGGGGACGGCAACGATACTACCCGTGCAAAAATCTGTCCTCTGGTTTAAACCATTTTATCTTAGACCCACAAGATTACGCCAGAGTAGAATCAATGGGGGAAGTTGTGGGGGTGTTCCACAGTCACCCCAAAACTGCGGCTAATCCCAGTCAGGCGGACAAGGTTAGTTGCGAAACGACTAAACTCTGCTGGGTAATTTGCAACCCGGACTTGGAGACTTGGGTGCAGATTAAACCAAGTGGGTACCAAGCACCGTTGGTTGGGCGAGAGTATTCTTACGGGGTTTTAGATTGTGGGCAGTTGTGCCGTGATTGGTACAAGTTAGAGTACAAGTTAACTTTTCCAGATTTAGACTTGCCAGCTAACCCAGCGTTATGGCACGCCAACCCATCCCTGTACTCAGACTTAATTGGTTTCAATTTTAAAGAAGTTGACAAAAATTCTATTCGGTACGGAGACCTTTTAGTTATGTGCTTAGGCACTTCTCAAAAGCCAAACCATGCTGCGGTTTACATTGGAGACAATCAAATACTACACCATTTAAGCGGTCGTCTTTCGTCTCGTGACATTTATAATGATTATTGGCAACGTGTAACACATTCGGTTTTAAGATACCATGGCAACGCTTAAGCTATATGGATGGCTGAGAAAATTTTGTGGTTTTGCCACTTTTCAGATAGAAGTTAAAAGTCCCTTGGAAGCGCTTAAATTTTTGATAGTTAACTTCCCCGGGCTTGAGCAACAAATTGGGCAGCCAGACAAATACTTTAAAATCTGGACCCAATCCCCAGGGATTACCCCACTTCAACTAGATGAACTCGGTCATCCAGTTGGGGTTGACACGGTAATTAATTTTGCTCCCGTTATATCTGGGCGTGGTGATGGATTCTGGAATATTCTAGGCGGTCTTGCATTAATTGGGTTGGTGGTAGCTACTGGCGGCGCAGCTGGTTTTTTAGGGGCAACTGGTGCAAGCATACTTGGTGGACTTGGGGCATCGTTAGTACTTGGCGGAATATCACAACTGCTTACGCCAATGCCAAAGCCACAGACAATAGATGACGCTAAAATTGAATCTTACAGCTTCAGCGGTATTGTAAATGTGTCAAGACAAGGTGTACCAGTGCCAATTGTGTACGGGGAAACCATAGTAGGTAGTGTCGCCATTTCAGTTGGTTTGAAGACGGAAGATTTGTCAGATCCCCCAGCAGGTGATGGAAGTTTTAAACTTGGTTTATTACGCCTTAATAGCTTACGCTCGACTTTATATGTCGTTGGCATAGATCTGTTGTGCGAAGGCGTTATCCAAGGCTTAAAAACCAGCGAAGGTGGAACGGCAGACGATAACGCTTATAAAAGTATCTATTTTGATAAAACGCCAATAAGAGCAGCTGATGGGACTTATAATTTTTCCGAACCGGAAATGTATTGGCATTGGGGAAATTTTTTACAGTTAGCTTTACCAAGTTATCTTGGTGGTGGTACGGAAACACTGAATAATGTGGGGGTGGAAATTAAGAAAAATTTACCCGCAGTACGCACTATAACAGACAATAATGTCAACGCTGTACGGGTCATAATTGGCATACCCGCGCTACTCCAAGTAGTAGAAAGTAACGAACCGATAGGTGCTTTAGTGCAAATTGCTATTGATATTCAATATAGCGGCGGTAGTTACCAGGAGATAATCAACGATACGATTAGCGGTAAAACTACTAGCCTGTATCAAAAAGGTTACGAGATTGGCCTAAGCGGAAGTTTCCCGGTTAACGTCCGAGTCAGACGAATAACAGATGACTCTACTTCTAACAAACTCCAAGATGCCACCCAGTGGCTAAACTACACTGAGATAATATACACCAAGTTCCAGTATCCACACAGTGCTTTAATTGGTTTCAAAGTGGATGCCCGCCAGTTTAGTCAAATCCCCAACCGCAGCTATTTGATTCGTGGAACAAAAGTGGTTATACCAAACAACGCAACGGTAGATACAGTAACTGGGCGGTTAATTTATAACGGGGTCTGGAATGGAGGTTTTCAGGCAGCTCAGTGGACTTCTGACCCAGCATGGTGTTTGTGGGATTTGTTGACTTCTAAACGCTACGGATTGGGTGAGTTTTTACCAGCTACTCAACTGGACAAGTGGAGTTTTTACCAAGTTTCTCAGTACTGCTCAGCTTTGGTGCCAGATGGGTTCGGTGGGCAGGAACCCCGGTTTAGCCTAAATATCAATATCAACTCAGGTGAATCTGCGTACAACTTGATTGGTGAGCTATTAAGCGCTTTTCGTGCTTTGTCTTACTGGCAATCTGGCACACTAGCTATCTCGCAAGACAGCCCCAAAGACCCGACTTACCTGCTCAACACGTCTAACGTAGTAAACGGTAATTTTACCTATTCGGGTTCTAGTTTAAAGTCCCGGGCAACTGTGGCTATAATTGAGTGGCTCAATCTGGTCACGCAAGAACCCGACTACGAATACGTGGAAGACTACGACGCTATAGCGCGATATGGTGTTATCACTAGACAAATCAAAGCGGTTGGCACTACAAGCCGGGGACAAGCTAACCGGTTTGGGCGTTGGATGCTGCTCACGGAGCAAACCGAAACAGAAACGGTTAGCTTTCAAGTTAGCGTAGAAGCGGGTATAATTCTTCGTCCTGGTATGGTGGTAGCCATTGCTGACCCAGTGCGGTCAGCTGTGCGGGTGGGGGGTAAAATCGCTTCTGCCACCACCACTCAAATTGTATTAGACCAGTTAGTTCCAGCGTGGGGTAGCAGCCCCAAAATATCAGTAGTGCTGCCAAGCGGGTCTGTGGAGACTCGGAATATATCCAGTGGGTCGGGCAGTACCGTGCAAGTTAGTAGTGCGTTTAGCGTAGCACCAAACCCAAACAGTGTTTGGTTAATTGAATGGTCTGGGCTGAACTCTCAACTGTTCCGTGTGTTGACCGTAACGGAGACCGATGGCATCTTGTTTGATTGCTTGTGTCTGGCTTACAACCAAAACAAGTTTGCGGAAATAGAACTTGGACTCACTTTGGAACCCCGCGTTATCTCAGTTATAACCGACCCACCACCAACACCAACCGGGCTAGTCTTATCGGAAGCGTTATATCGCTACCAATCGGAGGTACGGCTTAAAGTTATAGCTGACTGGGTTAGTGAGCCAACAGCTTCCAGCTTTTTAGTTCGTTGGCGCAAAGACTTGGGCAACTGGAGTGAGTCCACCGCGTTTAGCAACAACTTTGAAATTTTAGATCAGACGCAGGGGATTTTTGAGGTGGAGGTGTTTGCACGAACTGTTTTCAACAGAATATCCCGAGAACCAGCTACTGCAAGCATAACCGCACTTGGTAAGACCGCTAAACCGCAAAACGTTTTTAATTTACGGGTAAACTAAAAATGGTGTACACGCTTAAATGGGATGCAGCCCCGGACCTGGATTTGTATAACTACGAGATACGGGTAGGCGGGACCTCATGGGAAACCGCGACATACTACTGGCAGGGCATAACGACATCGCTAGAAATACCCACCCCAACCCAAACAATCAACTACTGGATTAAAGCGCTAGACACCAGCGGTAATTACTCCGAGTCCGCAGCTAACTTTCAGTTCTTAGTTAACCCACCACTAGCCCCAGCGGTCAATTTTAGTGTAGTACAAAATTCCGTAATTCTGACTTGGTCAACGGTTGATCAACCAAACTCGCTCCCAATATCCCACTACCTAATTTATCGCTTAAACGCAGTTAGTAGTAACGCTAACCCACCTCCTGGGTCAGAAGTTTTTACGGCAACAGATAACCGAATCATCTTGTCAACTTTGGCGGCGGGCATATACACTTACTGGGTCGTGGTGGTAGACAGTGGTGGCAACCAATCCCCAGCGGCGCGCCAGGTTATTGAATCCCAAAATGCCCCGGGATATACAGAGTCATTACTTGTAACTTCAGTTTTAAGCGGGACTATTTCCAACTTTGTCAGGACACCAGATACCCTGCCATCACCGCTAATCGATAGTTACGGCTCCATAGACAACTTACCCAACTTTGATTTTCCAACTAGCTACGAGTTGATTGGTCCACTACTTAACACTTCGGTGGGGAATGTCGATACCTGGTCCACAGTGGATTCGATTCTTAACATTGAATTTTTGGTAGGGACCACAGCCACTTACTCGGAAACTTTTGACTTACTGTCGGTGCAATCCAGTGGGCAAATCCAGTTTAGTTTAAGTTCAGTCTGGGAAGCTGGTGGTACCAATGTGACTTTGACCCCAACTATTGCAACTTCAACCGATAACATAACTTGGACTACGTTCCCAGTGAACTATCAAGTTTTTGCCACCAACTTTAGATATGTGCAATTAACCGTCGAAGCGAACGGAAACGGTTTATCATTAATACGGTTAACCAAGCTAAAACTGGTAATCGGGAATCAATCTTACCAAGACACCGGGATTAGTACTGCGGTTAGCACAGATACCAATGGGAGTCTGGTAACTTTTAATTTGGCTTTTAAAAAAATTAAATCAATTGTGCTAACGCCCATCAGTACAACTACAGTAACAGCAGTATACGATTATTCAGAGGAATTTAACCCCACTGGTTTCCGGGTCTATTTGTACTCTATTATAGGAGAGAGATTATCTGGCCCATTTTCTTGGGCTGCAACAGGAGAGTTATAACATGTCTCAATCGACTTTTGCAATTCCGAATCAATCCGGGGCTAACTACCGGGTAGCGGTTAATAACGCATTACAAGCACTAGCTAGTCTATATTCTGGTACAACCCCATCTGAGTCTTACGCTTATCAACTTTGGTTTGACACTAGTACAAACATATTAAAACAGCGTAACGCTGCGAATAATGCGTGGGTTAATTTATGGGCTGCCACACTTGGCAGCCCAGTAGTAATAGATTTTCGCGATACACGGTTAGAAGCTCACGGCAATGGCAACATTGGGAGTAATACAGCGTTTGGTGCGGGTGCGCTTCAGGATAATACCACTGGAATTAATAACACGGCGCTAGGGATAAACGCACTTCAAAAAAATACCACTGGAGTTAATAACACGGCATTTGGGTTAAATGCGCTTGGGACTAACACCACTGGAATCAATAACACGGCGGTAGGACAAAATGCGCTTCAGGCTAACACCTCTGGAACTCAAAACACAGCGGTAGGACAAAATGCGCTTCTGCTTAACACCACTGGAATCCAAAACACGGCGGTAGGGTTTCAATCACTCACAAATAACAACACTGGAATCAATAACACTGCGGTAGGACTAAATTCACTTCGAGATAACACCACTGGAACCGAAAACACAGCGGTAGGAGCAAATGCGCTTCAGGCTAACACCACTGGAAGTGATAACACAGCGGTAGGACAAGCTGCGCTTTTTTTTAACACCACTGGAGTCAATAACACAGCGGTAGGACAAGCTGCGCTTGGGACTAACACCACTGGAATCCAAAACACAGCGGTAGGACAAGCTGCGCTTCAGGCTAACACCACTGGAGTCCAAAACACAGCGGTAGGACAAGCTGCGCTTCAGGCTAACACCACTGGAGTCTACAATACAGCGGTAGGACAAGCTGCGCTTTTTTCTAACACCACTGGAGTCAATAATACAGCGGTAGGAGTAAATGTGCTTTTTTCTAACACCACTGGAGTCTACAATACAGCGGTAGGACAAGCTGCGCTTGGGACTAACACCACTGGAGTCAATAATACAGCGGTAGGACTAAATGCGCTTTTTTCTAACACCACTGGAGTCAATAATACAGCGGTAGGGTTTTGTGCTGGCTTATCCGGTTATGGCATAAATATAACCACTCAAAGCAACCATTTTATTCTTGGAAACAGTAGTGTCACAGATTTGATATGTGCTGATACTTCAATATCTGGGCATTCAGATGCCCGTGACAAAAAAGACATTGAAGCATTAAATTTCAGTGGATTAGCTTACTTAAATGCACTTATTCCCAGAAAATTTACTTGGGACATGCGCAAATGCGTTGGCACCAAAAAGGACATTACGGAAATAGGGTTTATAGCGCAAGAAGTTGA